TGAAGTGCATCTGCTGTGCTTCGGCGCTGGTTGTTTTGAAGAGCTGGATGCGCTGATTAACCGACTGCAAACGGAAGCGGTGGCAGAGATGCTGGAAGCGGCGAATACCGATATTGTCGATTTCGAGCCGGTGCAGCAAGTGCCGAAACTGCTTGAGGTGGACTACGAACCGCAGGCGGTGGGCGGTTTCCGCTACCGCTACACCGCCAGCCTGATTGAACAGTTAGAAACGATAGATTCGGTGGATTTGTCTGCCGGTGTGCTGCCATAGGGCGGCTTTTTTATTACGGAGAACCAAAAAATGGCAAATATCGACCGCCTAGTGGATGTGCAGATTTCGCTTAATACCACAGGCATTGCGGTGTCAAATTTCAGCGATATGATTTTTGTCGCCCCTCACGTTTTAAGCCTGTCGCGCGTGATGGCAATTACTGGCGCAGATCAGCTTTTAGACTTGGGCGCGAAGCCGTCTGATGCGCTGTATCGTGCGGCACAGGCATTCTTCTCACAAGGCCGCCACCCGGCCAAGATGTTCATTGGACGCCGCTTGGCGCAAAGCGTAGCGGTAACGGTGGATAAGGCAGTAAAAGGTGCGGAATACGCGCTGACCGTGGCATGGAAGAAAGACAGCGACACCGTAACCCATACCGTGAAGCTGACTGCCAATACCGAAACCACGGAACAGATTGCCAACAGCCTGAAAACCTCGCTCACTGGTGTGGCTGATGTGCAGGTAGAAGCTGCTATTTCCGGCAGCACATTGACCTTGACCCATAAATCAGGCGCGGCATTTACCGTTCGAACCGGCGCGAATATGACCGTTGGCACAGCTACATCGAACGAAGATTGGGCGCAAACTTTAAACGCGGTAAAACGTGAAAGCGATGAATGGTCCGGCCTGACTGTGGACAGCCGCACCGAAGCCGATGTATTGGCGGTGGCCGCTTGGGCTGAAACCAACCACAAGCTATTCGGTACGGCATCCGCCGCACAGAATATTACTGATGGCTCGGTGGATAATGACCTGTTGAGCAAACTGAAGACCAAGGGTTATGCCTACACCTTCGGCCTGTATCACACCCAAGCGGCGGCGGAATATCCCGAAGTGGCGCTGATGGCCGAACGCTTTACCTACTATCCGGGCAGCGAGACTTGGGCAAACGTGAAGCTCAACGGCATTACCGCCGACCGCCTGCCGGAGGGCGATGTGCTGGTGGCGCAGAAAAAGAACGGCACGACCTTTGAAACCTTCGGCAGTTTCGCTATTTCACAGGGAGGCAAGACCGCAGCGGGCGAGTGGATAGACGTTATCCGCTTCCGCGATTGGCTGAAGGCTACCATGCAGGCAGACGTTGCCTATGCCTTGATTAACGCCGGCGGCAAAGTCCCCTACACCGACAAAGGCATTCAAATCATCGTGAATGCCATGCAACAAAGCCTTGTACTGGGTGTACGGCGCGGCGGTATTGCAGAAGAAGAGCTGGACGAGAATAACGCCGTTATCCCATCCTTCCGCATTACCTACCCCCGCGCTTCGGAAATCAGCCCGAACCGCAAGGCATCCCGCATCTTGCAGGA